GCCGCCGGTCAGCCAGGAAGTCAACCCTTCCAACAAGTCGGCAGCGGTAATCAGTAAAATCGCCTCGGTGAGTGATTTCACACCATCCAACATAGTGGGGTCAATACCTCGCGCTCCGTCAATAAACGGCTGCACGTTGGTCATAAATGCCGCCAGGTCGGCACCGATCTGCGGGAACGAACTGGATATGCCGCTCATAAACCCGCCGACAATGCCACCGATGAATCCACCAATAGCATTACCAATGGTCTGCAATAACTTGCCACCCTCGCTGATCAGCCAGTCAAGGCCGGGGATCTGCGCTAAGCCTCCAATAGCGGCCAAGACAACTGCGAGCTCTGCCATCACGACGCCGAGACCAAGTACGCCCGCCATTGCAGAGGGGACCAATCCGGCCAAAGCGCCCAGCGCTACCATAATACCGCTGAGAAGCCCGATTCCGGCGATTCCCTTCAAAAGACTATCGGTGTCAATGCTCCCCAGGGCTGAAACGATTCCGGAGAAGAACGACATCAGCAAGTCGACGACGGATTGGATAAGAGAAGGAATATTACGCGCCAGCCCCTCGATGACCTCCACCAGGAACTGCATGATAGAATCCACGATCTGCGGAGTATAAGTTACCAGAGCGGCCAGAACACCGGCGATAAGCTCCAGCGCGCCGTCTGCGATTGCAGGGACGCACTCCACCAAAACATCGACCAGTGTCAGCACCAGCGCTTTAACTGCATTACCGATTGCCGGAGCGCCATTGGTAATGACTTCAGCAAAGGCGACGACCGCTTCGCCCAGCTCTTGAGCGATTGCGGGGATCAGTGCGGCAATGCCAGTGATAATGGATGTCAAACCGGCTACAATGATGGTCACGCCGGCGCCGAGGGAAGTAGCCAATCCCGTAATGCCAACCGCAATAGCAGTTAGTCCCGTGCCGACAAGAAGCAGACCTGCGCCAAGACCGGTGATACCAATTCCAATAAGTGCGAATGCTCCTCCCAAACCAAGAATGGTGGGGAGCAGAGGAGTCAAAAGTGCCCCGGCGGTGCCGATCACCGTAAAGGCGCCTGCTACCGTAATAAGCCCCTTGGCGATGGACTCCCAGCTCATACTGCCAAGTGTAAAGAGTACAGGAGTTAAAACGGCCAAAGCTCCAGCGGCCACAAGCATTGCTGCGGAACCGGCCAGAGTGCCATTCATAAGGTTCAGGCCGATTGCCAATTCTGCCAGAGCTCCGCCCATAGCGACAAGGCTCTTTGCAATGCCTTCCCAACTCATGCCGCCCATTTTACCAAGAGCATCCGCCAGGACATTCAAAGCCGCGCCAACGGTCACAAGTCCTGCACCGGTGGCGATCAGGTTCTTCGGCATCGCTCTCATAGCAATGGCGACCTCAGCCAGAGCACCGCCCATGGCCAGCAGACCCTTTCCGATAGCCTCCAGAGACATTCCACCAAAATCCGCCATGGCGGAGGCGAATATCTTCATAGCCGCGCCAATCTCGATCATGGCTAAGCCGATGGAAACGAGCCCTTTGACATTTCCGGTCAGTTTGGTAAATGCAACGATTTCCAGAAGGACTGCTCCGACGGAGCTCAACCCCTTGACCAACTCGCCAACGTTCATCTGGCCAAAGTCCTTACAGGCGGAGGCAAACACCTTCATAGCACTCGCCAACACCAGAATTCCAGTCGCCGTCGTTACAGCACCCTTGTTGATCTTTACCGTATTGGTGAACAGCGAGACCTCCGCCATCAGAACCCCAACTCCGGTCAGCCCCTTTACCAATCCGGCAAAGTCCAGTTGGGCCAAATTGGTGCAGGCGGAAGCCAGCATTTTGATTGCGCCGGCAAAGACTACCATCTGAGTCGCACCCTTGATGACGGCACTGGAGCCGCTTCCCAAAACTTTGGCGGCGGCAACCATCGTAGTCATCAGTCCGGCGATTCCGGCGAGCGCCACAACCATCTGCTCCGGCTCAATGTCGGAGATCTTCTTCAGCGCGGAGGCCAACAGAAGCACCGAAGCGGAAATTCCAATCATGGCCGTGGTTCCCTTGATAACACCCTTGACCTCTCCGCTAATACGGCTAAAAACTGCCATAGATGCCATCAATTCCGCAAACAGTACGGTGATGGCATCAAGGGAAGCGGTCAGCTTTGCGCTGTCGATCAAGGAAATGACAACGATCGAGGCCGCCAATACGCCAATCGCCGTGGCGATCTTCAAAAGAGTTCCGGCTTTCAACTGAGTCTGATATGCCTCAAAGCACCCCCGAACACCATCCAAGATGCCCTTCACATTGTCGAGAAGACCCCCGACATCATCAAAGGACTTTGTCAGGCTGTTCATGAATTTGGTGATACCGATGGCGATACCGCCCAGAGAAATACCATTCAGCAAGTCGATGACCCCGCTGAAATCAGCGTTGCCAATGGCATCCATCAGAGTGGCGGATAGCCCGCCCAAAACAGCGATGATGCCGCTGGCAATGGTCTTTAGGCCATTGAAAAGGGTCTGGAACATTTGCAGGAACTTGCTGTTGCCAACAGCCGAATCCATGGTTTTTACGGCATCGTCAACACCGAACCCCAAGCTGTTGAACGCATCAAGGACCTGTCCGATTCTGGTCTGGAGACGGCCCAACAGCTCCTGTAATGCCTCCAAACCAGGAACGGCAAAGACATTTCCAAGAACCTCAACAACGCTTTGAATCCCGGATACAACAAACTCCAAAACCGTGGAAATACCCTGGGCGACTTTGTTAAAGACTTCGCCTTTCTTTGCTGCGTCGTTAATACCGGTGAGGAAATCGCCGATCGTGGCGGTTACAGTGAGAATCCCGTCAGCCAGCGAGCCCATTCCGCCGGCCATAGGGGTGACAATGCTGAGGGCCGCCATAAGAGCCTGACGACCCAAGTCCAGAATGGAAAAGAGGCCTTTGAAAGTCCTCTGCAATTTATCTGCCGTTTCGTCTGAGATAGTCAAACGCTCGGAGAAGCTGCGCAGAGACTCCGTAAGAGCATATAACTGGTCGGAAGTGGCCGGAGGAAAGATATCTCGAAATGCGTCCTTGATGGGTTTAATAACGCTCATCAACCCCTTGGCTGCATTCCAAACAGACTCGATTAGATTCTCTCTACCAGACGGCTTCAAGATCTTTTCCGTGAATTCGTCCATGGAAATCGTTCCATTTTGAAGACCGGAGCTCAATGCCTCGATCTGCTCGACCATCTCCGTGGTGTATCCGGCAGCTTTCCGCTCTTCCTGCGACATGCCGGACATTTTACTCTGAAGATTAAAGACTGCCTCAGAAAGAGTATCGGAGGAGATGATTCCATCCGTCAGACCCTGCTTCAGCGCATCCGAAAAGCTCTCCGAGTCGGCTACCATTTTATCGAAAGCATCTCCGCTTTCTCTGGCAACCGCTTGGATCGAGTCAATGAAACCCGCTTCATCGGCAATGCCCTGGTCCAGCAGCTGCTTCCAACCAGAACTTAATCCGCCGCTGAGAAAGTCGTTTCGTGCCTGTGCGGATTCGCTGATCATACCGCCCACAGTGTTGGAGATTTCGGTAAGCAGCTCCTTCGCTTCCTCAAAGTCGCCCACCAGGATTTCCCAAGTGGAGGTCCATCCTGATTGTGCGCTTTCCTTCAGCGTATCCCACAACTGGGTAAAGGTCTTTACCTTGGTGGCGGCGTCTTCTGCCGTCTTCGCCATCTGAGCAATCTCTTTAGCCTGAGATTCCGAGAAACCCTGCTGGATCAGATCTGCTTCAGTGTAGGCCCCGGCAAACTGCTTCAAAGTTTCAGTAAGAACTTCTGTAGTAAGCCATTCACCTTTAGTAAGGGACTCTCGGAATGACCCATACATATTGATAGCATTCTGTGCTCCGGTTCCAAGCAGTTCAGATGTACGAACCAAGGCGTCCTGAAACACCTTGCCACCCATGCCCGCGTTGACCACAGAGTTCCAGTCCATCAAAGAAACTTTACCGGCAGCCAACGCCTGGGAAAGCTGATACATTGCCGTAGATGCCTGCTGAGAAGTCGAACCCGAAACGGCTGCCAAGTTTGCAATACCCTTGATAGAGTCGACCGAGGTCTGAAGATTTACACCGGCTGCCGTAAAGGTTCCGATGTTTCGGGTCATCTCAGTAAAGTTATAAATCGTCTTATCCGCATAGGTATTCAGCTCATCCAACGCCCGATTCACTTGCTGAAGGTTAGTCCCCTCATGTTGGGTGTTCGCCAGAATGGTCTGGACTGCTCCAATCTGAGTTTCATACTCCTGAAAACCAGACTTGATCGGGTCTATCGTAAGTGCGGATACAAGCTGTTTACCCGCGTTTAAGGCGGAGTTAGTGATATTGGAAAGAGTCGTCATGGCGACGATTTGAAGCGCTGAGAACTTTGCCCGAACTGTCTCGACAGAGCTGCTGAGAGCGGACATGTCGCACTTCTTCGCGGCATCGCCCAAGTCTTCAAGCCCCTTCGCAGCGCCGTCCAGATCCAAACCCTTCTTGAGTTTGTCGAGGGTCGACAGACTGGTTTGCACATTCTGTTCAAACTGCCTATTGTCGAATCGCATCTCAACGACTCTCTCGTCGATCGTCCTGCTCATGACCGTGTAACCTCCTTCCAAGCATAATCTGCTATCCGATCAAAAATAGGCTGGATAGCAGGGTTGATGTAATCTCTTCCCTGTACCCAGCCTCCAGTCCCAGTGCCATGTCCATATTGCAGGATAATGGCGATTGGAACTCCATTTTGAATGTTTGAGTTATGAAACGAAATGGTGACAGTATCGTTCTTATTGGTGATTTCGTAATACCAGGATGTGGCTGTTTCCCCGGAGTCGACAGGTGTCGCAGATGCAAGAGCGGCCACTCCTTCTCGGCCAAATTTATCAAGATCTCCGAGATGAACGGCCTCCTTTGCTTTTTCCAGAAAACGGGTCAACTTTGAAAAATCGCCCTTCTGTCTGAAACGAATCACTGCCGACCCCTCCTATTATTCAGTTTTCTGTTTCCACTCCTGGAGCGTTTCTTTGAGTTTATCGAATCCAAACATCGACGCGTATGCGGCCATAAAGCCAAGAATTATGGCGGCAACCACCATGTACCAGGTGATAGCTATGCCTTGCATCGCGGAATACGCTCCGCCACCGGCGAGCATAAGTACCTCGGCCACGATAAGTGCCAGAAGATTGGTCGGGAACTTATCCCAGGTAATGCTTTTCAGCACCTGAACAATGATGTTCGTCAGAACAGTTACAGCGCCGACGATCATCAGCAACGTAGAGATGATTTCCGCATTCATAGCGCGTCCTCCTTAAATCGCCGGACTCTCCACAGAGCCCACCGGCGTTTGTGAAATGTTAAAATTTGAGGCCTTTGCCGCCTCAAAAGTGATGCCGCCCTCACTGTGATCGGACTTGCACAGGTTCAGATAGAAACTGCACACAACGCCGTGAGCAGTCCAGGGGAGACCGACCATAGCTCCAACCCAGGGTAACGCTCCGGTATAGCCCAAACGGACACAATAAAAGGCCAGCAGAAGTCCGCCGACCGTTACTACCCAAAGAAGCGCCCGAATATCATCGGTAAGCTTCTTGGAATGTTCTTTTGCCCACTTGGATTTCCCTTTTGAAATGCGATTCCCAGTGCCTCTCATGCCAGGCCACACTCCTTCGCGAAGCGATAGAACAGAACCGCAGCCTGCTCTCTGGTCAGATTGGAAGGCCACATCATGTTGGGCTTGCCATCAATGGTCGTGCCATTACCGGCAAACAGGCCGACTCTTTCGGCCCACTCCCGGGCTTCCTTACTCCAGTCGCCGCAGTTGTTGTTCTGAAGACTCTTGAGATAGTTCGTCATGGCTGTGCCAAACATCTCTTCAAATTTTGCTTGATCCATATCGTCATCCTCCTCTGACAATTTCGCATTAACCTCTGCGGCAATTTGCCCATGACGATTGTATAACCAATCCCCCGGGCAAGATTTTGCAGCAAACCACCGATGAACGGTCATATTCTGCTTGTCCACCTGACCAATCAACGATTTATCGCCTCTCCAAAGAAGCTTTTTGATGTTGTTTCGCTGGCAGATATCTACCAGCAATGCAATCAGAGATTTATAGGCTGCATCAGATACAGGCCATCCTTGTTCAGCTCCACCATTATTGGCTACTTCAATCGTAATGGCGCGATGGTCGTTAGAACTGGAAGAAGTGCACCAGGAACGGTTACACTCTTCGACATAAAGGGCGATTCTGCCATCGCTCCCAATTCCATAATTACTACTCGCCTGGCGATCGGGATCGGCAAAGAGATTTCCACAAGTTTCTACTGTCAGATTCCCTGCCATACAGTGAATTGAAACAGTATCAATAATGTGATTTCTCTTTCCGGAGTGGTTTGGAGATAATTTGGTATAAGAGACCAATGGACTGTTGCTCATTCTGGATTCCTCCTTTCCCGCATACTGATCGTAATATTTCTGCCCATAGGAGGCCCGTCTGATCTTAGCCGTTTCACTCTGGTCAGCAGGTCGTTCGAACTGAACCAGTACGGCGTCAGAGGCGACTCGAATAGTTGCGGCAGACTGTAAAGTTCTGACCAGAGATGTGTATCCATCGGTCAGCTCTTTCCACAGGAAATCCAGCTGCATATTCAAGTCGCCAATGCTTTTACCGCACTGCCGGGCAAAATTGAGCAGGTTTTGCTTCCTGCTCCAAAAAGTCCACTGAGCAAGACCGTATCCGGCGCTGTCGTGGACAAAATTAGAGTAGGTACCGGAATCCACCTGACTGGTATAAACCTCGTCAGACAGTCCCAGTTTCTTCTCATAGGTGTTCTGAAGATTGGTCGGTTTCAGACCGCTCTCGGCATAGAGATTCCCCATCAGTCCAGCCACTCCGTAATCCGAAAGGCCTTTCTGTTTGAAGAAACTCCAAATATATGCTTCAGACATAAACATCATCCTTTCGAATGGGATCTCTTTCTGCGTGCGGCATTCAGCGCTCGGTTTTGCGCAAAGATCTCTTTCTGACTCATTTTCTTTTGAGGACCATTCTTAGCATTACAGACATTGATGAGTGTCATAATTCTGTTCAGATGCCATTTCTGGCACTCGAAAGGGATCTGATGGGAGATCATCCAGTAGTAGATGATCTCTGCCGTAATGATCTCATTGCTTGACCGTCCTCTTCTTCCTTTGGAGAAGGTGGTCGCCGTCATGGTATCGTCGATATAGTCGTTGACCGTTTTCAACAGCTGAGGTGTAATGGCGGTGTAGACATTGGGGTCCACATTCTGGGTCAATGTCATACACCGAACATAGTCGATCTGTTCCGCTTCCGTCTTTTGCTTTCTGGACAGATAGGGCTTGTGCCACTTTGCCTCCCATTTTGAAAGGGAGACCAGAGAATGCTCCAGCCGGAGCACCTGCTTCTTAGTCGTGATGAAACGATCGTGCACCTCGTCATACTGTTCGGTCTCCGGTATCACAATTTCCAGCATCTCTGATCTCCCCAGTCATGCTCAGTTCTGAGAGGCGGGAGCGATGGAGGGGGTCTGGGGCTTC